ATTTAACATATTAGTTATAAATAATATTGCTGCTCGTTGACCTTCCATAAAAGCTGATTCATGTGAATCCCCTTTAACATTAGTGGTCGTGAGTAAATGACAGCGTCTTTGTAAGTCTTGCAATACTTTTTCACCTGACTTACTTTCAAAAGTTAGCTTATAATCTTTTACTAACTCATTTAGTCTTTCTTGATTTTCTTGTTGGTCCTGATTTTGTTGCTCATCAGCCATAGTTTTCTCCTTTAATTTTAATCAATAGCTTTTATCATCGGTGCAGCAGCTCCAGCTGCTTGTGCTGCCTCTGCTAACTCTTGATTTTCCATTGCTACTTGTTCTTGTTGTTGTCTTTGTTGTCTTAACTCAGCTACTTCTTGATCTGATTTTATAATAGCAGCTGGTAAACCCAACATTTTTTGAACATACTTAACTAAGCCATCGGCATCTAAGTAATCCAAAACTGGTGCAAATTGTGACATTGATCCAAAAATTTCTACGCCACGCATAACTGAAGTTAAATCTCCAGATTTTTGAGCTTTAGCTAGTGGACTAACGTACTCAATATCAATTGACTGGTCGGTTAATATTTCTGGAGCTGGTTGAAACACATTAGCTCTCATCAAAATATTAAACACTCGTTCAATTAATGGTTGTAATAGTTCTGATTGCAGTCGACCTAACACTGGACCAAGCAATCTCATTTTTTCTTCATTACGTTGCAACACTTCAGTAGCAGTCATGTTGCCACCTTGAGCCATTAATAACTGATCCACATAAAAAGTTTTTTGTACTGCCAACTGCCGATCTTGAATCATATTAATAGTAATTGGATTGTTAGCTCCAATGTTTAATGGTTCAATTCGATCTCGGCTACCAGCTCGATAAAAGTTTAAACCACCTGGTACAGTTCTAATCGGCAACATAAAGCCATCATCTGGAACCATTAACGGTGGATCAATTTGTTTTTGTCCAGCTTTGATTGCTACCTCTGACATTTTGTTGAGCATTTTAACATCAGGCAAGGCGTTCATAGCTGGAGAACGACCATAAATTTCATAACTAGCTTTTAAATATCTTGGTACAACGTATGGAAACTCACGGAAACCACTTTCATTAATCATGTGAACATCATCAGGATCTATATAACATGACTTAAATGGCATGTTAGCAGCATCTTCTTTAGATGCATCATAAGTATCTCTCGGTGTTACGACATGCAATAAACTAACATCGGCATCAATATCTTTTTTAAATTTATTAAAGATACTTGGACCAACATTGGCTTCACCAAATAGATTAACCGCAGCTCTAGCACTTATAGTAAAATGTCTAAAGACTGTATCAACTTCACCTTTTTCATTTTCAGCAATAAATATTTCTTTAATGTGTCGAGTGTTAAATCTAATTAAGTTTTTTTCATCTGGGGATACAAACATAGCTGAAGTACCAAATGAAATTAAATCTTGGTATAGCTCTTGGATTTCTTGTTGAAAGTTAGAACGATTAAAAGCTACATACATGTCTTGAGTTACTGAATCTAACCATTCCCTAGCTGCGTCATCTTCTGATAAAGCTGCATCTTTATAAGCTAAAGTAAACCAAGGCGTAGCAGAATTAGTTAGCATACCATGTAAACTAGAACTTAATAATTCTAACGCATGAATTGCTGTGCCATCAAAAATTACTTCGTTTCTTTTATCACCACGAGTTCGTTGCGTGGTAATGTCAGCTTTACGAGGTAACATAAAATCAGCTATTTCTTGCCAATGGCTTTCCCAAGTAGAACGATTAGTGCGTAATGTCGAAAAACGACTTACTAGCATTTCTGCATTTTTATTTTTCATTTAGCTTAATAGTGTTGATTGGTAGGTAGGAGCATCTCCGCCTAATCCAGCTGAAGTAGTTTCAATCAATGAAGATTGTCCTGGCTTTTTCTTTTTCTTGTTAGCCTGTACATCTTGAGCTATGTCTTGTGTAGTTGTAGTTTGTACACCCATTGGAGTCATAGCTACTGGAGCTGGTTTTTTTGGTTTTAATATTGCACTCATAGTATTTCCTTGTTTAAGTTTTTTTATTATTGTTAGCAAAAGTTCTAGCAGCAGCCACACTTCCAAAACCCCATTTTTTTAAAGCTAGGGCTTTCCGTGTAGGACTACCATCTGGTTTTTTCATAGCCCCTTTCATGCCAGCAAAACGTGCAGCAAAAGATACTCGTCTAGGATTCGTGCCTGTGCTGACTGGAGCTTTAACTCCATGATGTTTTCGACCAGCAGCATTAAGACCACCTGATGGACTTTGGTGTTTCTTTAAAGCCATGTTAGGTGCCTATTTTTTTTTGTGCTGCCTTATGTGCTGTTGTAAAAGTATTGCCTTTAAGCATTGTTTTCTCCATCAACGACATGTGTTTTTTTGTGTGATGTACAGAATGTTTTTTTAAAGTTTTAACTTGTTGTTTGTTTAACTCTTTAGCCATGTTTATTTACCGTATGGTTTTTTCTTTTTCTTTTTAATCATTTTATTTCCTTTCTTTAACCTAATAATGTTTTTGGTTTCTTGGCTGTCTTAGCAGCTTGTGTAAAATTTTTAGCAGAGGGTGATCCTGTACTGCCAACTTTTCTCATCTTCTCACCTGATCCAGCTGCAATACGTTTACGTTTTGCATGGATGTTTGCATATAGTCCTGGTTTTGCCATAGTGTTATCCTAACAGTGAGGGGTTATAAGTTGCTTCTGGGTCATTAATCAAACCACTGTTGGAAGTAAGTATGGTAGCCTTCTTACCTTTTTTCGGTGCTTCAAGTTCTTCAACATCACCAACAACACTACCAATAGGAGTTAAGGCTACTTTTTGTTTGGGGGGAGTTGGCATATTGATTTTAGGTTTTAATAATCTACTCATTGTAATCCTAGTGGGTTATAATTGTTATCAGCAGTTTGCTGAGTTATTTTTTTATCATCTCGTAATTCTTCCAAGCCTACAGACAAGCAACGTAACGCATCAGATGCATGACTTGACCAGTCATGGACTGGTTTCATATTAAATATTTGCAAGGTGTCATTAAACTTACGGTGGTAGTTCCGCAAGGCATCTATTAATTTCTTACAACCATCAACGTCTATCCAACAACGGTTTAGCAAGAGTTGGGTATAATGAATACCATCCTCAATACTAAGTTTAGGTGTAATCTTAAAACGCAAACCTAACTCGTAAGCTATTTCTCGTCTGGATTTACCATTAGTAAACTCACGTTGTTCTAGATCGTGTGGTCCGTAATGGTTCTTGTAAACGTAATCCTTACCATTAATCACATTAATGTAATGGGGCAGACCCTCATTACTGTTTTCATAATAATCTATAATCTGGACAGCTCGACCTACTTGCTGAAAAAATAAAATGACCGTCTTATCTGAGATCCCAATATCCCAAGCTGTGCTAACAGGATAAGTGGCATCATACGGCACTCGACCAACCTGACCTTTGTTTTCAATCTTTTCAATTATATCTCCATAGATAGCACCTTCTAAAGCTGCTACCCAATCACACTCAAACTCTTGTCGGTATTTATTTTTACCCATAAGTTCTAGAGCTGCTTCTAATTCTTCATTGTCTACAATGCCAGTTTCAGATGCTTTAGCAATCTTCGTGTACCAAGTCTTATCTTTTAAGCCGTACTGGTACTTGGTATAGAAATCATTGGACATGCCTTGAGGCGTACCCACAAAATAACAAAAGCCTTTACGATCTGACAGAGCTGGACGAATTATCTCTGGAAACAATCGTGGATTGATCTGAGCATATTCATCACAGATAATACCATCGTAGTAATTACCACGAAGGCTATCAGGATTTTCAGAACCTAAGAGGGAGATCTTTGCTCCATTAGGCAGAGTGCAACTAAGTTCTTGTTCATTAAACTTTGATCCAGGTATGACACCAGCATAATATTTTAAGTAGTCAAATATAATTGACTTAGTTTGTTTGTATGTCGGTCCGATGTATGCGTACCGTGGATTCCATTGGTCGTTAGTTAACGCTCTTTTAATTAGTTCATTGATGCACAGTACGGACTTACCAGCTCGTCTGTGGATGCTGAGTACAGCCCATCTATGTTTGCTTAATTGTGTATGTATGTCTTGTTGTAATGGTCTTGGACTATACGGAATAGTTATTTGCATTAATGTACCGTTGGTTGTTTGCCGTCTATTTCTAGCAGATCAATGTTTAAGTTATTGCAGATCCAGTTAGACACATCTTTGCCGTGAATATTATTTCTAAAGCCTGTAACGCTTATAATTAAACTTTTGCTAGTTTCATCGTAAACGATCATTGCTATTAAATCTTTTAGATCTTCGTCCATGCGTGGTTCTATTAATTTCCTATGATATATATATTATATACCGCACACCGCTTTTCGGGGTGTGGGGGGGTATGCGTTCTCAAAAAAAGTATTGCCGTACAGAACGGAATCCCTAGCGTTATTATAATAAAAAGATTGGTAGTCCTCTACATGTCCCAGCAATACAGCCAATAAATTATTAAAAGAACCTGAGGTAGTACCTCAAGCTGCCATATATCCTTTGCACTTTAGTATCATTCCAATCTATCGAACTCCATCATGCGTGTGCGTAATCATACAGCTGCGTTTAATAAATAGGAGATATCACTTGATCTCAGGTACAGCTTCAGTACTCCATGCAATGGTTAGCTTACTGTCTGACTTAACATCAGCCTGTATCTTATCACCGAATGTACCAGCTAATAGTTTTGAACTGAGCCATCTTCCGTGGTGTAGTTTTTCTCTAGCCCATTGAACTTTCTGTGGTTCAATGTCAGTTTGTAATAGCTCTAACATTTCATCAAGATAAGTCCATGCTCCTAATTGTCTAGCACTCATAATATCTTGGTGTAAATCAGTATCGTCTTTCATCCAGGAATACACAGTTGTGACTGCTGGATAAGTCTTGTCACTACATATCTTAGATAGTGGTATCCCTTGTTGGAGCTTCTCCAATATTAATGGTAGCTTCTCTTTTAAGTTTGTCTTTGACA